TTGTACCTTACTACTTTGAAGAGTATTCTCTAACGCACTATCATAGGCATCCATAATGATTGTGTCGTTATCAAAAGATGTGTAGTACATAGGAGCATTGTCACTAAGCACATAGATAGTCACTCCAGAAGGATCAGCAATAGCCTGCACATTGCTGTTAGTGCTTACACGAGTATTACAATGCTCAATAAACTCTTTAGGAGTCTTATACTTCACTTCTTGATACTTACTACTATCCGTAATGAGCTTCTTCTTATCATACTTAATCCACTCTACCTCATTAATATCAGTAGGAATGGTAAAGTAGGTAGGAAAATCAATATCTGTAGAAGCATCTAGTTGGAAGAGTTGGTAAAGGTGAGGCCAGTCTCTCCCACTAATGATGCTCTCGTAAATGCTTCTTGCAATGTATGCAACTTGCATAGACTCAATAGTATCATCAATGGAGTTTACTTCATCTCCATCCATATCGTTCAGCACTTCCTGAACTACTTCAAGGAGAGTTAGGCGTCTCATTGTTGTCTGATAACCAGGGTAAGTCTGGCACTCACTGTACCAGTAGATGCTCCAGCAGCAGCAATCTTAATCGCTTCTCCAGCGGAGGCCGTATTATTCGCAGAAGGTGTACAACTATCTACATCTCCAGCAGCACTTCCACTATAAGCTACAGTGATTGCTCCAGAGGTTACAGGGGTTCCATCGATAGATAGGGTAAATGTCTTATCTGCACCACCAATAGCGCCACTAATGACACTGTACATTTTCTCAATTGCACAGGCAAATGGGGCAACTATATAAAAATCCGCTACATCTGTAATGTCCATTTCAACTACTAGGGCAGTGAGGGGATAATTCATATCCCAAGTACCACTACCAGCACCATCAGATACATATACCTGTCCTACAGATGCAGTGGAAGCACCCCTTGGTTCATGTACATCAGGATCGGTGATTACACTATGTTGTACCGTCATCGTCTATCCTAGAAAAAAGGGGAGAAGGATTGCTCCAACTCCCCTGTACAGCTAGTTACTGATTAGGGGGCCGGGGGCAGATAACTCACAATGATCCGAGCCGCACCAGCAGTAAAGGTGCCAGTAGCCACAACAGAAAGTTGACCCGCAGATGCCAGTTTCGCTTCCGCACCAGCAGCAAAGCCAGCAAGGACATTGCCAGAGTTGGTGCCAGTATGAGTAGACGACAGAATGGAAGTGCCCACGTGCGAAGAGTCAATTTCCGTCAAGAGCAGAGCATCCCACAGCTTGTCACTACCAGTGCCAATAGCAGCACCAGCAGAATCCAGGAAGTCAATATCGTAGCTAGTGCCGCCAGCGAAGGCAGTAATAACTTGGAAGTAGGCTTCCAGAATCAAACTACCAGCGGGGATAAACTTAGCCAAACCATCATAACCATCTGTAGGAAGGTTATCGTAGGTAAAGGTCCAAGCCGCTTGCTTAATCACATCATCGGGAACCTCGCCACCGAACTTCTGTTCGGTCTTGCGAGGGCCATAGCTGGTCGCAACAGAACCAGCAGTACCGCCATTAGCGGGCCAAGTACGAGTAGAGAAAGTCATATAAATCTCCTAATTAGTAAGCGGTAGAGGTGGTGATGATAGCGCCAAGGGTATCAACACGTTGGGCACCGAAACCAAAGCGAGAGGTTACTTGGAACTTATTCGCTCTTACTTCGCTATCACGCCAACCCTCAGTCTTCGGCTGTCTCCGCCAAGCATGCATCACAGGTTTAGACTGGTCATCTGCCACCGACATGAACAGGTTCACAACGTCACCGATTTGAGCAGTTTCAGAAGTCAGACCATAGCTGGAGGCATTCAGAGCTTCAGTCGCAGTTTTCAGCGGCAGGAAGTTGCTGGTATAAACATCGAAGCCCATGATGTTACGAACGAAACGGTGACTAGAAGCAAAACCAGAGGTCATCAGACCCTCAAACTGAGGATTGTAAGACACAGAGGTAGTGTTCAAAATCAGACCATTAATCGTAGCTTCCACGATGGGGTCAACAATGGCGATACGGCCAGCTTGGGGCACGTTAGCTTTATCGAAAGACAGTTTCATGGCAATGAAGTCAGCCAGAGTAATCTTCCGGACGTTACCAGCGGTAGAGCCAACCCAACGGTGAGGCCGACCATTAACGAGGTTAATGTTGGCATTCGTTTGAGCAGCATTACCAGCAGAGAGGAACTTGGTTTCAAAATACTCACCAAGCGCACGGGTAGATTCCTGAGCCCGCATAGCCATCAGCGTATCAACCTGGTCACCATCCTCATACAAATCGTCAGAGACTTTCCAAGCATCACCAACATAATCGGTAATGGTGAGGTTGACAACGCCAGTGTCAATCGGATTGTAAATCAGAGGCACATCCTCATCTGCATCTTGCAGGGTGACAGTACCCACAGTCTTGATGTTCAGGGTGGTGCCAGAACCGAAGTCACTTACGTCCCGATAGAAACTCTCAGGCAGAAGGACATCATCCATATTCTCCAAGATAAACTTGGAGTACTTTTGCGCCTCAATAAAGGCACCAGTGTTAGTAGTCAGTTGAGACATTTATTACTCCTTAATTCCCAATTCTTGTTTAACCAATTCGCCAGCATTTCTCCAAGCACTTACAAGTTCCTTGGTAGAAGCACCAACGGGCTTTACTTTCACACTGAGAGCTTGTCCCTGGTTCTGCATAGTCGTAGTATTAACGCTACTGGAAGTCTTGCCAGGAGTGAAGCTTTTAGCTTCCAGTCCTGCCAACCTGAATACAGCTTGGGGGCTTGTCGCAGCCAGCTTATTCAAAGCTTCCAGAGGAACACCCGTCTCTTGTGCAAGCAGTTTATACTGCTCTGGGCCTTTCTCTCCAAACTTACTATTGAAAGCATTCACTACAGTATTGATGTTGTTCTGAGCTGCTTTCTGGGCTTCCTTGGCCGACAGGGCATTCTCGACAACTTTAGTGAGGGCTTCCATATCCAGGGGAACAGCTTTATTCTCTGGCATCCCTTGGGTCTTAAATTCTTCCAGAAGTTCTTCGGCAGCTTTACGCTTTGCCAGCTCTTCCCTTGCTTGCTTCATCTCTTCCTCAAGTTTCTGAATGTGAGATTGAGCATGGGGAATACTCTTCAATGCATCCTCTACCGTTTGATACTTCTTTCCTTCTCCCACAAATTCTGCAAGTTCGGTCGGAATTGCATTTTGCTGGGTTTCTACTACATCAGGGGTCGCCTGATCAAAAATCGTTTCACTCAATTACTTCTCCTTGGTCAGGAAGAAAATCAACTACTTTAGAAAAAGCTTTCAACATACCAAGCTTGAAAGCCAGAAACTCTGCCCAGGATTTTGTAAAATTCTCCTGGTTGTACATTTCTCTAATTATTAGATTCTCTTGCTCTTTCAAATATTCTACAAGGATAAGGACAACTTCTTCCTTTTTCAATTCCTTGTAAATATTACTCTTTAATGTTTTAATCATAGTTCAATGATAACATATCTAAAACATTTTGTCAACCCCCTAGCATAGTTTCCTCAACAGGAGTGGCTGCTTCCACATCCAAGTTCTGTTGACTTTGCTGTGCAAGTCGTTGAGTCTCAGCTTGTTCAAACACTGCAATGTTATCAGCAATGAAGTCAAACTGTTCAAAGCCCATAACATCCTCAACCATTTGAGCTAGTTTCTTACTACTAATGTGAGGAGCAATAAGCTGTCCAACAGGGCTATTAAAGATGCCAGTGAGGTTCTGTACCAATTGGGCTCTCGTTGCATAGTGTCTAGCCCCAACAGGACGAAGCTTACCAGTAGCCGTAATATCTTCTTTCGTAATAGTAAGGAAATCTGCTACACCCAAGTCATCATCCATAACTCGAATGACATCATTCCCATCCATATTACGCCTAGCCAGTTCTAGCATGTTATTCAGAAGAGGCTCTAGGAATTCAATCTCAAACTTATTCACCTTATGCTGGAAAATTCTACCAGCAGCATTCTGAAGTTGTTGTACTTCAAAGGCAGTCTTCTCCCCTGGCCCCCTAATACCCATAGCTTCTTTAGGAGCACCTGCCATTTCTTCCATAAGCATTAGCAGGTATTGAAGCTCATTATTAACTTGGAAAGCTGCACTATTAGGAGCAAGAGGACGTACATCTCCATCTTCCGGAACATGAATATCTGCCCCCGGAGCCCAGGTAAAGGGATCAACATCTCCTACAATAACTTTAGGAGGATGAATGGTAAGATCAAGAGCATCTGCTTTCAGATTCTCAAGGTGGTCGACCCTATATTGCAAACCCACGAGATTATCCAGAGGCCCCATACCATAGAGGTTATCTGACCTATCTCTCCAACCTACATGCTCTTTAGTATCCTTACCCAGCCAAGAGGGGTTCTGTACGTTACGGAGGATATAGCTGCGATCAATAATAGTGATGATACGATTCTCAAGAAGCTCATCTTTATCTTTGTCGTAAATGTCTCCTTCAAACTCAATGATCTCTACATAGTCGGATTGATAGTATTCAAAGAGAGTACCAAAACCATCAACAATGTAGCCCTCGCTCTTGTTAACATCTTCCATTTTGAAGCCAGCAAGAATACTTCTAGCCTTTACAGCTTTCTTAAACACTTCATCACTAAACATCAAGTCAGGACGAGTGTTAATTTCCTTCTTCAGCTCACCCAAGGACTTGATATAGCGAGTGAACTTAGGTGCATCTTTATAGTTAGCAGCCGTAGGGTTAAATACGTGGTCATACGGACTAATGCGTTGTACAGCAGGACCAATATATTTCACCACTTCTTCTTGAGTAATGGGGTCTACG